ACTCCATGTTGGATATCTCCAATGACTACAGCAAGTAATCTTGGTGTTATTGATGTAATAAATAATAAAACTAACATTATAATTGTCACAAAATTAATGCCAGAGGAGGTAAATGATGCATGATGATGTACCATTAAATGATAAGAAAAAACTAGAATACATTCTCTGTATATTATCTGACGAAGGAGACATTACAGATCAAGTTTTAATAGATGTAGCTATTCAATTTACAAGAGAATTAATGGAGGTAGAAAATGCAAGATCACGAAATGACTGATATTGAAATTATTCAAGATAGAGAAGAAAAATATGGTCCTCCAAAAGAATGCTTTGAAACATGGGCAACTATCTGCGCAGCATTAGATAAGTATGCACACGAATCTCCCTGGGAGAATAAAGCTCATCTGTACTCATTAAAGATGGCAGCTTTAAAAATGGTTAGATCAGTATGGAACCCATATACAGATGATAATTATGTAGATGGTAGAAACTATTTTAGTATAGCTCAATTATGTAGTAGAGATGCTGCAGCTCAACCTACAAAAGCAGGAGAAGACGTATGACACAAAAGAAGTATCATCCGTTTTCAGAACAGATTGTCGATATCCTTGTTAGAAAAGTAAACAATGATAATCGACATTTTTTTCGCATTCTAGTTGGATATTACTTATCTAAAGTAGCATCAATGATGCGATGTAATATTCAAACTAATGATAGAGATGTTATTCCCGTTAATACTTATGTATTAAATTTAATGGTATCAGGTACTGGTAAAGGTCACTCAACCAATATTTTAGAACGTGAGTTTGTATCTCATTTTAAAAAAGAATTTTTAACTTCAGTATTTCCTAGAAAAGCAGAAGAAAACATTGAAGTTCTAGCTCAAGAAAGAGCTCAAGCTCGAATAACGAGTGGACAATCTATTCTTCCATTAACTGAAGAATATGCAATTCAAAAAGATAGATTCACACATCACTTTGACAGATTAGGAGAACTAGCATTTAGTTTTGATAGTGGTACTTCACCAGCTGTTAAACAAATGCGTGAGAAACTACTATTAGCTTCTGCAGGCTCAATGAATTTAGAATTAGATGAAGTTGGATCTAATATGTCTGCTAATGTAGATGTTCTTAATACATTTCTAGAATTATATGATATAGGCTTAATCAAACAAAAACTTATTAAGAACACACCAGAAAATATTCGATCTGAAGAACTGCCAGGTAATACACCTACTAATCTAATGATGTTTGGTACTCCAACTAAATTATTAGATGGTGGACGTGTTGAAGATGAATTCAAACAATTCTTAGAAACAGGTTACGCACGTAGATTACTATTTGGCTATACAGTTGATAGTCATAGAACTCAGTATGCATCAGCTGAAGAGCGCTATGCTGAAATGGTAGATATTAATCTAGCTACTAGTATTCATACTATACAAACTGCATTTAATAACTTTGCAAAAAGACCATTTAATCCTGTATTACAAATGTCTAAAGATAATTCTATTTATCTAATTAAATACCAAATGAAATGTGAAGCAATTTCAGATCAATTTAAAGATCACATGTCTTTACATAAAGCAGAGATGAGTCATAGACATTATAAAAGTCTTAAATTAGCAGGTGCATATGCATTTGCTGATAATTCACCAGATGTAACACAAGAGCATTTAGATTACGCCATTAGTGTAGTAGAAGATTCTGGTGAAGCTTTCCATCTACTAATGCGTAAACAAGGACCCTATGAGCGTTTAGCTCACTACTTAGCTGATTGTGATAATGAAGTTACCCAACATGAACTAATTGAAGAATTACCATTCTACAAAGGTTCTGAATCTCAGCGTAAAGATCTAATGACATTAGCAATGTCTTTTGGTTATAAAAATAATATTATTATTAAAAAACGAGCTATTGATGATATTGAATTTTTTATTGGTGAAACATTAATAGAAACTAGTTTAGATAAATTAACTACTTCTATTAGTCGAGATATCGCACAAGATTATGTTCTTGAACATCCGCCATTTAATAAACTTTATAAACTTACAACTGCTGATGGATATCACTATGCAGCACATGCATTTATCAATGGACATCGTAAAAGCGAAAATGCTATTGCAGGATTTGATCTTTTAATATTAGATTGTGATGGTGATGTAAGTATATCAACTGTTAAAATTTTACTAGAAGACTATAGTTTTTTAATTTCAACAACTAAACGACATACACCTGAATTAAATAGATTTAGATTAATACTTCCATTGTCACATAAACTAAAATTATCTCCAGATGAGTATTCAAGATTTATGTCTAATGTATTTGAATGGTTACCTTTTCCAGTAGATGAAGCTGCTAAAGATATTGCAAGAAAATGGGCATCACACCCAGGACATTATGAATATAATCAAGGTAGTGTTATTGATGCAACAATGTTTATTCCAGAAACTAAACGTTCTGATGAAACTAAAGCACAAATCAGTGCGGCAGGTATGAATAATATTGAACGATGGTTCAAAACTCATACATCTAAAGGTAACCGAGCTAATCATTTATATAGATATGGCATGGTAATGATAGATTCGGGAATGCATCTAGGCGAAATTGTGGAAAAGCTAGAAAGCTTTAATAATTCGTTAACAGTTCCCTTACCAGAGGATCAATTTATGAACAGTACAGTTAAATCTATCAGTAAAGAACTAACTAAAAGAGGATTAATAGATGAATAATAACCATTTAGTACTTATTTCAGGTAAATCTAGCTCAGGTAAAAGTGCTAGTTTAATGTCAATGGATAACCCTGAAGGTGTTATGTACTTAAATTGTGAAAATGGAAAGAAGTTACCATTTAAAACTAAATTTAAAGAATTAATAGTTACTGATCCAATGCAGGTATATCAAGCTTTTGAAGAAGCTGAAAAACCAATGCATAAAGATGTGCATACTATTGTAATTGATACACTTACATATCTAATGGATATGTATGAAAGTACTAAAGTACTTAATGCTACTAATACTATGCAAGCTTGGGGACAATATGCTCAATATATGAAACAACTTATGTCCCAAGTAGTCGCTAAATCTACTAAAAATGTAGTATTTCTAGCTCATACCTCAGATATCCTTAATGAGGCTGAAATGGTTAATGAGACCTTAGTTAAGGTTAAAGGGTCACTAATGAATCAAGGTATTGAGAGCTTTTTTACTACTGTAATATCTACTAAAAAGCTCCCATTAACGAAATTAGATGGTAAATTAGCTAAATCGAAGCTATATGAGGTTACAGAGGAAGATAAAGCTAATGGATTCAAGTATGTCTATCAGACCAGACTTACAAAAGATACCGTTAATGAGCGAATGAGAGCTCCTATGGGGATGTGGGACATGAAAGAGACCTATATCGATAATAACCTACAAAACGTAGTAAATAGGCTCCACGAGTATTACAAATAGGGTTGGTTGGTCAATAGCTGCATGAGTTCCAGGAACACGGGGCCATTAAAGCGATAGCCAAGTCTCATTATCCGCCAATCCTTTTATAGTTTTGGTAAGATATAACAGAGTACTCTAATGGTACCTACCTTATGGGTCCTCCTTCTTCATTAGAATACTCTAACGGAAGCGTTATAAATCACTAGTCCTCTATTTTATGATCGCCAGACCACTAAATAGAGGCAAATTATGTAAGTCACAAGGGGATAGTAGCGGTTAATTAGGTATTAATCTCCCTCTGCCTATCGCTACTATTCTCTCCTAACTCCTTGATAAATCTACTTAAATATGTTATTATAACTAATATTCAGCCTAACTAAAGGAGCCAGCATGAATTATGATGCAGACAACAAAATGCACCATTTAACTCAAGATATGGTGTTTATTGCTGTAGAAATAGGTTTTGCAGCAGTCCAAGAAGTAGCTGCTAAAACATTGATTACACAGCCTAATCTATCTCTTAAAGACTTTGTTAAGGTATTAGATGAATACCTTATTAAACAGAGGGAAATAAATCATAAAAATGGTTAAATGAAAGTTAATACCACTACAAGAAAGGATATTAAATTATGAGTGAATGGGAACTACCAAAAGGATGTGAAATGCCTTCAATTGAACGAGTAGGAGGCGGAGGATTCGCATGGGAATCTGGAGTATATGATGCATCAATTACGATGGCATATCTTAACCAAACTACTTCTGAAGCCCAATGGTTAAACATTATATTGAAGAACTCTGAAGGTAAAGAAATGAGAGAGAACTTCTGTATTCGATCCGGCAAAGCTAAAGGAAATAAAGTTTACTATGTTAAAGATGGTAAACAAATTCCATTACCAGGCTACGCTAGTGCTAATTCTCTATGTGTTGCTGTTACCGGTAACTCTCTGGCTGAATGTATGAAGCCTGCTGATAAAGGTGGCACAATAGAAAAGAAGACCATTAATATCTGGAATGTTGAGCTAAAGAAAGAAGCTCCAACAGAACGTCCAGTTGTTATGGCTTTAGTTAATAAACCAGTTAAAGTAGCTGTTCATCAAGTTATTGAGAACAAAACTACTAAAGGTACAAATGGTACTTATGAGCCTACAGGCGAAACTAAGACTATTAATGAGTGTAAATTCTTTGGTAGTGTAGATAGTGGTAAAACTGCTGAAGAGATCACTAAAGATGAAGATGCTACTATGTTTGATCGATGGGCTGCTAAGAATACTGGGACTGTCATTGATAAAAGTAGTAAAGATAAGCCTGCGTCAGCTGCAGCTATTATGGGTAGCACTCCTGCTGAAAATAATGCACAAGGTTCATTATTTAATTAGGAGTTTACCATGCTAATTGCAGGTATTGATCCAGGAACTAATGGAGCAATCGCTGTACTGGACTCGAAGAGTCCAGACAGCGTTGCCCTGTTAGATTTAAAAAAGAATACAGCTAAGGATATCTATTATTGGTTTAACAAATTATTTATAGATCAAATTGATTCTGGAGCAATAATTGAACCAGGTGATGAAGGTGCCGGGTATAACCAATGTTTTGATATCTGGATAGAAGATGTACATTCCATGTTTGGAATGTCAGCTAAATCTAATTTTGGATTTGGTAAAAACTTAGGAATGATACTTACTATTGCTGAATTAGTTCCT